TATGAGCTTACCGAGATGTACTCGGATTTATTTAATCAGTTTGACGCTATCAACGCAAAGCACGGCACAAGTTACAGCTACGGAGAATTTGTAGCGCAAATCGCCGCAAGAAAAATTAAACCGCTCGGTTTGTACGATTACGCAAATTAGGAGGAAAAGAAAATGATTGATTGTACGAAAACTGAAAATTATTTTGCTGAAAAAAAGAAGAATGACGAAAAGACGACTGCAACTGCGACTGCGTAAAATGTTGGAATCAGCCGATTGAGGAGAGTGATTTGGTTGAGTCAGAGAAAATCGATATCAAAAGCAACAAGGCTTAAAGTTTACGAGAAGTACGGCGGCCGCTGTGCGTACTGCGGTTGTACACTCGAATTAAAGGACATGCAGGTTGACCATATACAGAGCGTGTACTGGTACAATGGTGCGAATGACATCGAAAATTATAATCCTGCTTGCAGAATGTGCAATTTTTATAAGTCAACAAGGACAGTCGAAGATTTTAAAAAAGCATTGGGAAAGTTGCTTTCGGGCCTCGAAAAGGTTTTTATTTTTCGATTAGCGATAAAATATGGCCTCATTAAAAAAACTGACAATCCTGTTGTATTTTATTTTGAAAAGAAAAATAAAGCAGGTAAGGAGAGTGAAAAAAATGATGACTGAACCCAAAAAAACAGTTCCAGCGGAAACACAGGACAGACCGACAGCGCCGGCAGAAACATTATCAGAGCTTGACAAGCTCGTTGTTGCGTTTATTGACGGCGCTCTTGATGTTAATGAAATCAATAAGCTTGATATATTCAACAGATGGCTTGTTCTGTCAATGTCTGCCGTATATAGCTGTACGAAAATAGGATTGCTATCCGCTAAGTCTTGTGTCAAGGCCAAATACAAGCTCCTGCAAGAGTATCGCAGGTTTAGGACTGACACTTTTTTTGCAAACAAGGAACACATCGAATGGATAAAAAGGACGAAAGAAACTTCTTGCAAATTAACGGAGTTGTCAAAGGCGATTGTCGAACACGATACTAATGCATTGCAAATTGCTTTACAAATAATTGACCTGCTCACAAAGCATGACGTTTATAATAAACTTTTTATTCTGTCTGATACATCGGATACATACAAGAAAAAGTGTTTAAAAACACTAACCGAAAATGATACAGCGTTTTTGGACGAGTTCGGTGACATACCATTTGTGGATTTGCTCTTTAAATTTTACAAGTCCGCGGAAGAAACGAGAGCATCAGAAATTTTCAAAGAACTGGATGCTGACAACATCAGAACTGTAGCTTGTCACGTGCCGGTTAAGTCGGATGATTGTCGAGAAATCGCAAAAAGCTACAAAGAATACTTCGGTATTTAAAGTAAGGCAATATTCTTGCCGTGTGCAAAATCTTAAAGAAAATTCAAATCAAGTTAATCCTATATTCAAAAAGTAATCAAAGTGACGACTTCCGCTTTGATTAAGCCGTTAAAAAAGAATGCACCAAAAATTAAACACACAATTGCAGCGGCAAGGTTGCACAAAGCAGTAGTTCGGTGGTCAGACGGACTACTGCATATTTATATCATCTGACTTTTTAATACGAAAATAGAACAATAGACAGTCACAAATAAAAGGGTTGAAATACCCTTTTACTATCCTGCTCTAGGAATTAATTAAGTGACCGTTTTAGCTTTTACATATATAATAAAGGTTTAACTATGTTTACATACAAGTGTGAAATTAAATCAGGCCCTTTGTTAGAGGTTAAATATTACAAGTCCATTCGCAAACGTAATAAGAAAAATCTTGCTCGACAAATCAATCAATCCCGAACAAACGAAAAGCAAGCCAAAGCAAACCGTATCAGAGGAGAACAACACACACAGAGGCTTATCCTTTGCAACTTTTCAGAAGGTGACTGGTTTGCAAGATTCTCTGCTCCGTTTGGTGAATTTACCGAAGATGAATTTGAGAGGGTTGTCTCAAATTTTTTTAAACGAGTGAAACGCAGGACAGATAAGAAACAAATCAAGTTTAAATACATCGGCTACTGCGAATGTGGCAAGCTCGGAAAGAATTGGCATTTGCATATAGTGATTGAAGATTGCGTTCGTGAAATCTTAACGGAGTGTTGGTCGTGGAAAAACGGAATAAATTTTACTCCGCTCTACCAAGACGGAAACTATGCTGACCTTGCAAAATACATATGCAAAGATGTCAATGGTAAGAAGCGCTTGAAAACATCTCGCAATCTCAATAAGCCTGAGGTCAAAGTTGTTGAAGGGAAAAAACGAGAATACAGAAAACTCGAACGAGGAGAGGCTTTGCCTTGCCCTGAAGGATATTATTTTTATCGTGATGAAATGTGGATAAACGACTACACAGGTGCGAGTTTTTATTTTACTTACTTGGCCAATAGCCATAAACACAAGAAAATTGGAGGTGCAAGAATTTGAGAGATTCGACAAGAGATTATACAATTGCACAGTTTAGACTTTATGCTTCTCTTGGTTATCCGAGCAAGGCACAAGTCGTTGCAGATAAGACAATGCACCGAGCACTACAACTTGACCTGCTTGCTGTGGTAGATACACTTAATGCCTTGACCAATAGCGGTAAAGACTACATCCGTCAAGCCGTCAGTGCTGTTTATTTTGTTGCGCCAACAGCGGCATTGCATAAAGGTGAGATAAATTTGAGGGTGACTAAGTTTGCAGTTAGCAACTATACCGACGAACGCACGGTGTTCCGCTGGCTAAGAGAGGCACGATTGCTCTGCGCTGATTACCGAGGCTTAAATATTGGCACCGACAAAGATGTCAGTAGAGAAAGCAGTTGAGGGTTTATACTTAGAGTATGAAAGACTATGCAAAATCTTTTTACTTATCGCAATCTTGGAGAGCTTGCAGAGATGCTTATTTCCGTAAGCAAAACGGAGTGTGTGAGCGTTGTGGTAATGCAGGCGACATAGTTCACCACAAATGCTACATCAATCCTGACAACATCAACAATCCAAAGATAACTCTGAACTTCGACAATCTCGAATTGCTCTGTCAGGATTGCCACAACAAAGAACATATGTCAAATCGAAAAGAAAAAAAGAAAAATAAAATAAATAATACTCGCTACTCTGTTGATGACGAAGGAAACATACTACCCCCCCACCTCAAAAAATAAAATACCCCCATGGGAACCGAAGGCGAGGTCCTTAATTTTTCCTCTCTCGTGTGTGCGTGCGTGAAGGGGGGTGAAAGGAGTGATTTGATTTGGTGGAAAATGAAAAAACATCTGAGCTTTTAATTTCAGATAAAGCAGTTAAACAGGAAATGAACAGACTTAAAAAGATTTTTAAAAAGCATTATCGAGAAATTGACGAAAACGGAAAATCTCATAACAGCGACAAAGGAGAATTGATTGAAAGGCTGATTTCCGAGGCGGCTTTCATTCGTTGCGTACTCTTAGAAGCCCAGAGGCTCATCAAATCACAAGGCCTTGAAACCACAACGGTGAATGCCTCGCAGAAATTCCGCAAGGCAATTCCTGCCGTTACAATTTATTCTGACTATATGCGAACTTACACCTCTGTAATCAACACTTTGATTTCCTATATCCCCGAAAAATCAGAGAGAAAGCAGTCAAGACTTGAGGCGTTAATGCTTGGCAGTTAATTATATTCAAGAATATTACAATCGCATTTGTAGCGGAAAAATCGTAGCAGGAAAATGGATTAAAAAAGTTTACGCAATGGTTCTTGAGGGCATTGAAAAAGGCTTATGGTTTTACGATGAATCAAAAGCTGATAAGGCTGTAAAATTTATTGAGAATTTTGTGCATCACAGCAAAGGCCGACACGATTTGTTGCACCTTGAGTTGTGGCAGAAAGCTATTGTAAGTTGTCTTTTTGGCATAGTCGATAATCTTAACAACAGGCAGTTCCACGAAACTTTGATTGTAGTAGCTCGCAAGAACGGTAAGACATTATTTGCAGCGGCAATTGCTGAATATATGGCATATGCTGACCGTGAATACGGAGCTGAAATTTACTGTCTTGCCCCAAAATTGGCTCAAGCAGACCTTGTATATAATGCTTTTTTTCAGTCGGTTAAACTCGATGAAGAATTATCATCAGAAGAAATGACGAAAAAAAGAAAGAACGATATCTATGTCATTCCGATGAACACTACGATTTCAAAAGTCGCATTCAACTGCAAAAAAGCTGACGGATTCAATCCACATCTTACAGTTTGTGATGAACTTGCCGCTTGGCCGGGACAAGCAGGTTTGAAACAGTATGAGGTAATGAAATCAGCTCTCGGCTCACGAAAACAACCGCTTATTTTATCAATAACTACAGCCGGATACATCAACGACGGAATTTATGATGAACTGTTCAAGCGCTCTACAAGATTTCTCAAAGGAAAACTTGGAGTAGGCGAAATGAGATTACTCCCGTTTCTGTATGTGATTGACGATATACAAAAATGGGATGACATCAACGAACTGAAAAAATCAAATCCCAATCTTGGAATATCGGTTTCGGAGAGTTATTACCTCGAAGAAATTGTTGTGGCAAAAAATTCAACCTCGAAAAAGGCTGAGTTTATGTGCAAATATTGCAATATCTTGCAAAACAGCTCTATTGCTTGGCTTGCATATGAAGATGTTGCACTTGCAGGCGGTGAATCTCTTAAGTTAGAAGATTTTCGTAAATGCTATGCTATTGCCGGTGTTGATTTGTCGAGAACAACTGACCTCACAGCGGCGACTGTTGTAATCTGCAAGAGTGGCCACTTCTACATTTTTACACAATTCTTTATGCCCGAGGACAGCTTCAAAAAAGCTTGTGAAAATGAGCCTGAAACAAAGTACGAAGTGCATAGAGCAAAAGGAAGAATTGTCATTAGTGGCCAGCATTTTGTCGATTATCACGATGTGTTTAATTGGTTTGTAATGCTTCGCAAAGAATACAAAATAATGCCGTTAATGATTGGCTACGATAGATACTCGGCGCAGTATTTAATTCAAGATTTGGACGCATCAGGTTTCAAGGTTGATGATGTCTTTCAAGGTACAAACCTTTCGCCAATTATGGATGAATTCGAGGGCTTGTTAAAAGAAGGCAAAATACATTTTGGCGACAATGAATTGTTAAAAAAACAGTTCCTTGATGTCGCTGTGAAAATTAACGATTCAGATGAACGAAAGAAACCGGTAAAAATTGAGAGCAGATTGCACATAGACGGACCTGTTAGTGTTTTTGATGCTTTTACGGTAAGAAGTAAGCATTATAAAACACTTGGCAAAATGTTAGAAAACAGAAAGGCGGGATAACTTGGGGATTTTTCAAAAACTTTTTAAACGCTCGGCTAAAGCATTCCTGAATTTTTCCCACAGTGAAAGCGGAAATAATTATAACAGCCGTAGCGAGATTATCAACAGCATTGCAGATAGAATTGCGACACAAGTGTCGAAACTGCAACCGCAGGTTATAAGAAATTCCGCAAGCGGAACAGTAATCAAGAATGACAGTCTTGCTCGTTTGCTGTCAACCCGACCTTGTAAAGAGCTGAATACTACAGATTGGCTTTATAAGATAGCCTATCAATCAGTTATAAGTGGTGACGGTTTTGCTATTATTTGCTATAACGATGGTTTCTCGGAAATTGAGGCTATTCGTCCTGTAATCTGTACAAATTATCGCATTTTTGAAGATGAAGGTATATTATTTTTTCGGTTTATCTGGTCGTATGACAGCAAGGAATATACAGTTCCCTATGATTGCGTTATTCACTTGAAAGACCGTCCGGGTAAAAAACGATTCCTCGGAAGTGATCCTGATGATGATTTAGCTACATCGGTGGAAATGCTCGACACCACATATGACGGTATTAAGAACATTGTGAAAAATTCCGCTCATCTCAGAGGTTACTTGAAATTCAACAACTTCATTGATGAAGAAGATTTGAAAAACAAAATCAAAGAATGGAAAGAAGCTTATATGACCGCCGAGAATGAAGGTGGCATTGCAGGTCTTGGCTCGGAATTTGAATTCAAGGAATTAAATCAAACTCCAAAAAGTATTCCAACCACACAGCTTTCATTTTTCAAGACTAACATTTATGACTATTTCGGAGTATCTGAAAAAATCATTAGAGGCGAATATTCCGAAACTGAGTGGAATAACTTTTACGAATCGAAAATTGAACCCATAGCGATGAAGCTGTCACTTGAATTTACCTATAAGATATTCTCGGAGCGCGAAAGAGGGTTCGGAAATAAAATTGTTTTCGTTGCTAACAAATTACAGTATGCTACTACACAAACTAAGATGACCGTTATGCAAGCGTTGTTTGACCGTGGTTTTATTACTATCAATCAAGGTCTTGAGATGATGGATATGCCGAGCCTCGGCGAAGAAGGAGATATCAGAATGGTAAGCCTTAACTATGTTAAGACTGATGACCAGTCATTATATCAGACAGGAAAGGAGAACAATGATGCCCCAGATTAAAAATAACATTAACGAAATTTTTCACATTCGGAATGAAACTGAAACATCAGCGGATTTGTATTTTTACGGTGACATTGTGAGTGACCGTTGGAGCGCTTGGAGTGATGAGGACCAGTACCCGGAAGCCATTCAGCAGTTGCTCAAAGGTCAGGAAGGCAAAGACCTGAATATCTACATCAATTCAGGCGGTGGTGATGTTTTTGCCGGTATGGCAATCTATAACATCATTAAAAGACACACAGGCTTTAAAACCGTTTATGTTGACGGTCTTGCCGCATCGATTGCATCGGTTATTGCAATGGCAGGTGATAAATTGGTAATGCCCAAAAATGCGTTCCTGATGATACACAAGCCGTGGTCTTTTGTTATCGGTAATGCAAACGATATGTTGAAAGAAATTGAATTGCTTAATGCCATTGAGCAGAGCATTGTCAATATTTACGCAGAACATCTTGCTGATAATGTTGACACCGAAACAATCGCAAAAATGGTTGATGCAGAAACTTGGCTCACCGGTGAACAGGCGGCTGAATATTTCCGCGTAGATGTTGCAGCGGAAAAACAGATTGCTGCTTGCACGAATGCTCGATTTAAAAATCAGCCCCAAAATCTTGTAGTCGTGACTACTGAAAGAGAGAAAAATCTTTCGGCAAAGTCATCAAAAATAAAATCGCTGTGTATCAGCGGAATTTTGAAGGGAGAATGATTAGTAATGACTATCAAAGAACTTAAAAACAGACTTAAAGAAATTGCTGTTGAGGCAAAGGCCGCTGAAACAAGCGGTGATGACGCAAAGCTCGACAAATTGATTGAAGAAGCAAACACAATCAATGATAAAATTGAGCGTGCACAGAAGCTTGCTGAAATCACCAAAAAAGCTACAGCGGCAGAGGAAAATGAAGGTGAACAGCAGGAACCTACACCTGAAAACCTCGCAGAAAAAAGGGGCAAAAAGCTCAAGAACGGCGAAACAGTAAGAATGAACAAGACGATTGTAACGCCAAAAGCGGCAATCAGTACAACAACAATTGCTATGCCACATCACACAGCGGAAGATGTCAGAGATACATTCAATGATGTTTCAAGCCTTATCGATGCGGTTAAGATTGTTCCTCTCGACGGTGGCGAAAGCTATCAGAGAGGTTTTGTAAAGTCATATGGTGAAGGCGACTACACAACAGAAGGTTCAGACGCGGCAACAGCAGAACCGACGTTCGATTATGTTGATATCAATAAAACCTACATTACTGCATATGCGGAAGAGCCTAACGCAATTCGCAAACTTGCCCCGGCGGCTTATGATGCCGTAATCAGCAATTCTACATCAAGAGCCGTAAGAAAGAAGCTTTCAAAGCAGATTCTTGTAGGCTCAGGTGAAACCGGTTCAATTGTCGGCATTTTCAATGCACCTGCAAAGGTAATTGATCCTACCACGGATATGGAGGTAACCGCAATCACAGGAACCACCCTTGACGACATCATTTACTCATACGGTGGCGAAGAAGATGTTGAAGGTTTTTGCGGTCTTATTCTCAACAAAGCCGACCTCAAGGCTTTTGCAAAGCTCCGTACAGATGACGGCAAGAAGGTTTACGATATTAAGAACAACGGTAATTCCGGTACAATTGACGGCGTTCCGTTCATCATCAACTCAGCTTGTAAAGCTGTTTCGGCACCCGGAACAACCAAGGGCGAGTATTGCATGGCATACGGTCCGTTCTTTAACTATGAACTTGCTGTTTTTTCTGACATGGATGTGTCAATCTCAACTGAGTACAAATTTAAATCAGGACAGATTGCACACAAGGCTGAAATGTATGTGGGCGGTAATACGGCATCATACAACGGCTTTGTTCGTGTGAAGAAAGGCTGATGATTAAATGTCATCAACAGACGATTTATTGACAATGGCTAAACTCAGAGTTCGCAAAATTAGTTCGGATGCCCTCGATGAGGACATCCGACAGCACATTGACTTTGTTTTAGCCGACTTAGAACGCATAGGAGTGCATCCAAGCTGGCTCAAAAAACCTGACGCACTTATAAAAGAGGCGGTACTTGTTTACTGTAAGGCGAATTACGCAAAAACAGTTGATGATAAACTGACAAACAGTTATAACATCATCTTGTCGAAAATCAAAGGCAGACTGAAATATAGCAAAGTGAGGGCAAACGATGAATAGTGAATGTATTGTTACCTTGGTTTCACTGAAATCGTGCGGAACGAACTATATCGGTGAACTTATTACCAAGGAAGTAAAAAGGCAGGTTTTCGCTGTTAAAAAGTCCGTGAATCAATCAGAATTTTTTCAGGCTGCAGCGGCAGGATTTAAACCCGACATTGTGCTTGACATAAGCGAGTTTGAGTACAACGGAGAAAACTTCTGCATTCTTGCAGGTCAGCGGTACAAAATTTACCGCACTTTTTCGGCGAAAGATACAGAACGAATGGAACTGTATTTAACGGCAGTAGTAGGTGAAACAAATGTCACTCCCGAAAACAGTTAAAATTACCAAAAACGGTGTTGAGATAATCAGCAATGTTGACCGCATTCAGTATACGCTTAAAGAGCTTGAAAGAGCCGCTCTGCGTGATGTTGGCAAACTTGTATGCAAACGGTCACGACAAAAAATAAAACGCAGGACGGGGCGATTGGCGAAAAATACGCAGTATTGGGTACGCTCAAAGCAAAAAATTCCTGACTTGCAGGTAGGTTTTAAGCCGGGTGGATTTTACGGACTGTACCAAGAGATTGGCACGAATAAATACCCAAAAATCGGAGCATTAAGTGATGCCGCCGAAAGTAACATCAAAGACATCATAAAAATTGAACAGCAATACCTCAGTGCCGTAGGTACAGAAGAGGCAGAACGCAAATTGAACGAGGGGGAATACAGCGGTGAATAACATCAAGAAATTTTTGAAAGACTTATTCGCTGAGTATGCACCCTCTTATTTTTTACAGGCAGAAAGCGGATTTCCTCGCCTTGTATATGAGGTTAAACAGCTCTACACGGATGAGCCGTACAAGAAATATCTTGTTACGCTTAATCTGTATGATAGGTTCACCACCGAGAAAATCGACAATATTGTGGATGAAATCTATTCGGATGTTGCGAGGGCAACCTATACACAAGGTGAACGGCATTACAAATTCTACAATAACAGCGACAGGCAGTATGTTGCTGAATCCGATAAAACAATAAACAGAATAATGACAACCCTTGAATTGAGGGTTTACGAAAGAAAGGATGATTAAAATGGCAACAGTTAAGCCACGAAAAATTAAGCCGTACAGCGGATATAATGCCAAGACAGCTGACCATATGCTCCTTGATGCAGGTGCGTTTTTCGCAAATTACGATCCTGCTACGGACACATATGCAAGTGCTAAAAAGGCAGGCAAATGCCTTGGCGTAACGATAAAAGGTGGTGAATATTCAGCTAAGCCGATACTCCGCCGCCTTGAATTTGACGGTGTAAAAACACGAACTAAAGGCGATACGGTAGTTGACGGTTGGGAGGTTTACCTTAAAGCGACACTTGCTGAGATGACTACTCAGAACTTCATTTATGGCCTTGGAATTGCTGACAAAGGCACAGACGAAAAGGTCGTAGGCTACGATGTAATCACAGGTAGAGATGTTATTCTTGACAGTGACTACATTCAAAATATCACTTGGGTAGGCTGTCTCCTCGGAGAGGATAAGCCGTGCATTATTCAGGTGTTCAACGGCTTTAACGAAAACGGTCTTACACTTGCGATTGCTGACAAGGACAACGGCAAGGTAGAAGCTCAGTTCTACGGTAACCTTTCGCCTGAGGTTTATGATTCGGATGAGGAAATCAAACCGCCATTTAAGATTTTCAGACCGACAGAAACAACGGAAGCAGCGGAGGTATAATCATGAGAAAATTAAGCATTAAAGACGCATTCACTCTTGCTCGCATCATTAAGTCGGCAGACATCAAAGAGGAAATTGCAGACTTTGCAAATCGTATCGCTGTTAAAAATAACAGCAAAGATGAAACGGTCAACACCGAAGCGGTCGGCCTTGAATTTGTGATTACTCTGTTAACTTCTTTGTCAAACAAAGAAACAGAACAGGAATTTTATTCATTACTTGCTGACATCAGAGGCGACATTACTGCTGATGATATCAGTAAATTGAGTATCCCCGAGGTTCTTGACAATGTAAAGACAATCATCAGGGAGAACGATATTAAGAGTTTTTTTACCTCGCTCTCAGCCTTGAAGTAAGAACATATGGAATGCTCGTGCAGTATTGTTGCGGCAATACTGCCATACTACAAAGGCTGTCTTTTTCAGAGGCTGTCGAGATTATCAAAAATGCTATAAATGACCGTAATGACGAATTGCTTTACAAAGCCTATATTTTGACTGTTGTAGGAAATTTCACAGGCTTGTCGTACATGGATTTTGTAAACAAGGCAACAGGCTCGACACGGTCTGAAAGCGTTGAGAGTGTCAATACAGAGGAAATCGAAAGAAAAGTTGAAAACTATCTTGATAACTACAAATGGGAGGAGGTGTAGCTAATGGCTGTTGAAATATTTAAGCTGTTTGGCTCTCTTTTCGTCAACAATGATGAAGCAAACAAATCAATCGCCGAAACCGAGAAAAAAGGTAAAGGTGTTGCCGCAACCTTAGGTAACGGTATCAAAACCGCAGGCAAATGGGGAGCGGCAATGGTCGGAGGTGCGGCGGCAGGTGTCGGAGCATTATCGTCAGTTGCCGAAAATACCAGAGAATACCGCACCGAAATGGGTAAACTCGACACAGCTTTCACCACAAACAAATTTACAGCGGCAGACGCAAAGCAAACATATTCCGACCTCTATGCTGTGGTTGGCGACAGCGGACAAGCAACTGAGGCGGCTAATCATTTATCATTGCTTTGCGATTCCACAAAAGACCTGCAAAGTTGGACAGAGATTTGCACAGGTGTTTACGGTCAATTCGGTGATTCCTTGCCTATTGAGGGTTTGACAGAGGCGGCAAACGAAACCGCAAAAGTTGGACAGGTAACAGGTCCGCTTGCCGATGCTCTTAACTGGATGGGCGTGTCAGAAGATGAGTTCAACGAAAAACTTGCAAAATGCTCATCAGAACAAGAAAGACAGCAGTTAATCACATCCACCCTCACATCGCTATATTCTGATGCGTCGGCTCAATACAAGAAAACAAATGGCGATGTAATGGAATCTAACAGAGCTCATCAGCAGTTGTCTGACACTATGGCTCAGATTGGTGCTGTCGCCGAGCCTGTCCTTAACTCTCTTATCGGTCTTGGCGGTAAACTCCTCGAACAGCTCTCACCATTGATTGAGAGTGTGGCAAACAACCTTGCCCCTGTTTTAATCAACATTTGCGAAGAGGTCGCCCCGATAATTGTATCAATGCTTGAACAGATTATGCCATTGATTGAGGAATTGCTCCCGTTTATAGCTCAGCTTATAGAGCAGTTAGCCCCTCTCATCATACAGATTGTTGAACAATTGTTTCCGCCTTTACTGCAGATTATTCAGGATTTACTTCCGTATTTTATGCAGATAATTCAGGCTATAATGCCTCTGTTTAGCACGCTTGTAGAGCTCCTGATGCCCGTAATTGAGATGTTTATTCAGTTGGCGAGTGTTCTGCTCAACGGTTTATTAGCGGCACTTACTCCGATTATAGAGGACTTAGCTACATTTTTGAATGATTTGCTTACACCTCTTATCCCGATTATCAGTGAGTTGTGCGATACAATTGTCGGCATTCTACAGCCTGTTTTTGAACAGCTATCACCTGTCATCTCAATGGTTTTTGATGCTCTTCGCCCGGTTCTTGACCTACTCGGTGAAATGCTTGAAACACTTATTCCTGCTCTTGTTCCGGTGATTGAATGGTTGGCGCAAATCTTTTCGGAGGTTTTAGGCGGTGCAATTAAAGGAGTCAAAAAAATTCTTGAACCGATTTCGGGGATTTTTAACGGAATTGTGGATTTTGTAAAAGGTGTTTTTTCGGGAAACTGGGAACAAGCGTGGAACGGTGTTGTTAACATTTTCAAGAATGTTTTCAACCTTTTACCTACATTTGTTGAGAATGTAATCAACGGCATTATTTGGATTATCAATAAGTTGTTGGAAGGCGTAAACTGGGCAACATCAATGATAGGCTGGGAAATAGATCCGATTCCGGAAGTGACCTTACCTCGTTTCCGTGCCGGTATTGATTATGTCCCACACGATAAGTTTGCCGCATATCTTGATGCCGGTGAGGCAGTTCTCACAGCTCAAGAGGCTGAGGAATACCGTCAGTCAAAGCGTGAAGGCAGAGGCTCGGTATTTGAAAACGATTCAACCAATATAGTCAACAATATCAGTATTAACATTCCTTCTGTTGCGATTAATAACGATATGGACATTGACAGCTTGGTTGATGATATCAGCAACAGGCTTGCCGATGAAATAACAAGGAGGCAGAGAGCATATGCATAATTTTTATTTTGCAGACAAATGGCTGTCTTATTTTTGTGGCAGATTCGTACAAGCTCCACAGCACGAAATTTCCAAAAGGGATATTTCAGCAATTGAAATCCCATACAAGGACGGCGACATTCTCCTCGATAATGGCAGGTGGCAGAATGTGGAGTTTGAAAGAGAAATTTGTTTTCTGCCGTATTTGTCTGAGATGTCCGCACATCATCTTGCTAAGGCTGTTACTGAATGGCTGACCTTAAATCGGGGATATCAGAAGTACAAAGACACTTATAATCCCGGTTATTTTACTAAGGCTTACATATCAAATATTGATAGCATTGTACGAGAGTTGCCCTCGTTGCTTACAACCAAAATCAAATTCAATCGTGTTCCTTGGTGGTACTCAGAGATTGGTGCTAAACCTATTGAATTAGAGGTTAATAAGGCGGTGAATTTGCGTAATCCCGAAAAATACGCAAGTTTACCAACTGTCAAGATTACCAATACAAATACAAGCAGTGGCAGTAACGCTAAGGCTAATTTAACTATTAACGGAACAAAATATACATTGTCTTGCGTTGCGGGCTATGACTACGCTCTACTCGACGGCGAATCGATGCAGAATAGAGCGTATAAGTCTGACGGTACATCGAAATTCATCAACGATGCATTACCACCCGAATTTTTTGTCGGAAACAATCAGGTTACGGTTACAGCTGTTAGCAATGCCGAGGTTAGCATTACCCCGAATTGGAGGTGTTTGTAAATGTTTTATCCCTTGCTATACGAATTGAAAAACACAACCCATATTTTGAATCAAAATGCAATGTTTAAAATCGGTATGATGACCGAGATTATAAGCGGAAAAGTTACCGAAGAACGCAACGGCAACTATTTGCTTGAAATTGAGCTTTTGGTGACAGATGACTGCGCCGATTTGCTTGATACACAACTCTTTGTCAAAGCAAAACCAAATCCGACAGACGAACCGCAATTTTTTGAAATCTATAATTTGCAGTACAAAGATAAAAAATCCGTTGTAATCAAAGCAAAGCATATCAAGCATAATTTGTATAACAATTTTTTGGTTGAAGTACAAAATCAGACAGACATAATGTGCACACCTGCGGAATGGTGGTATCGCCTTTGCACGGGACATGAGGAGGGCTTGCAAACGCAAATGACCTTGTGGGCGCACTACTTTAAATTTACATCTGATATCACCACAAAATCCTCCATGACACTCGGTTTTGTTACTCCGTGTACTCTCGGAGATTTTATGGGCGGTGCAGACGGTTCGCTTGTTGACGTGTTTGGCGGTGAATATAAATACGACAACTTTAACGTATCGTTGCTCAAGAACCGTGGGGCGGTTACAGGCTACCATTTGCGCTGGGGCAGTAACATCAGCAGTCTTACGCAAACGCTTAATTCAGACGATATCTGTTCCCATGTTGCAGCGTATGCCACTTGCCATGATACATATAGCGACAAGAACTTCGTCCTCTGCTCACAACCGCAAGAACTCAAAACCCATAAATCTAAGCTCATTAAAGTGAAAACGGTTGATGTTTCGGACGGCGGTTCGGTCTACATCGGCGACGAAACAGGCTACTGGGATTTCAACGCCCACACAGGCGAGAATAAGGACTTTTTGATTCAAAAGCTAAATATTCAAGCACAGGTTTTAAGAGGACAGCTCGTAAACACAAACGGAGCGCCTACGCTTAATGTAAAGGTTGACTATCCCCCAACACTTAATGAAATGCTTGGACTGCATTTATGCGATAGTGTTTATGTCGATACTGAAAACGATAGCTTGCAAGCAAAAATAATTAAAACAGACTATGATTTCGTGCTCGAACGGTGGAACAGCCTTGAGCTTGGCACACCAAAATCAAAGTTATCAGATTATATAGTTAAATGAGGTGAAAACATTGAATATTAACCATACCAAAATGACACTCGAAATCAACAGCTGTAAGAATTACGAAATCTTAGAAGTCAGACAGGGCGATAAAGGCTCACGCATTATTGATTTTGCGTTTACCGTCAACGGTGAAACTGTTGACCTTGCCTCTACGATGTCAGCAAAAGTCAATGCTACGGTTGACAATGTAATCGTTGCGGACAGCGTAGCTGCTGTCGTTGACACCGAAAATAATGTAGTCACAGTTACGCTTACAGACACAATGCTCGCATTATCAGGCATTTGTAAAATGGACATTGTGCTTACAGAAGGCGATGAAATTATAACTGCTGAAACCGTTTGTTTGCGTGTAGGAAAAAGCGTAATCAACGATGACAGTAAAGCTTTCCCGGGTGCAAGCTCTATTGCGGAAATCACAAAAGAAGTCGAAAATGCAAGAGGTAGTTCTAATTCGCTTGGAGCAAGGCTTGATAAAACAGACAAGAGTATTGCCCGAAAGCTTGATTCAATGCCGTTCGACAGCGAACCCAAAAATAACAGCCCGTGTTATCTCACAAGCGGAGCAGTTTACAACGCTCTGCTTGTGAAAGCAGATAAAACTGCCTTGGCAACTAAATACGATTCGTCAAATATTGAAAGCGGAACATCAACACTTACACCTTATTCAACCGTTGCGGATAAAATCAAAAGTGCAAACTGTACATATAAGACGATTGGTGACATCGTAATCGTCAGTGCAACCGTCAAAATGAACGCAGTATCTCTTGCCGGCAATAGCATGTGTCCGCTGATTGATTTGCCGTACAAATGTATTTCCGAGGACAATGTTTTTTGTGTCGGTATTTCAAACCTTGGCAAGCTCTTTAAATTTGCCATTCCGAAAAATAACACTTGGCTACAGTTTTCGACTCAGGATAAGACCGCATATACATTCGCAGACGGCGAGCAAATTAATGTGATTTGCTTGTACAAAATTAAATAACGGAGGTATGAAAAATGGAACTTAAAGAAAAAATCACACTTGATATGCTCACAAAGGACAGCGTGTCGGTACTCAGACAGCAGTTTTTGACCTTTAACGGTGAAGAAATGCAGGTAGGCGGTAACATCCGCAATGCCTACATGAACAGCAAATCGGGCAGAGAACAGCTCAAAACGGTGCTGTCTGATGAATACTACAACGCAGTAATGGCAGTGTGGGGCGACAATCCAACCGTTGATGAGCCGATAGAAAGCGAGGTCGAATAAGTGACAACTGAAATGATTATCGCTTTAATCACGCTTGCAGGTTCTGCGGTGGGTACTCTTGGCGGTATTGTTATTAACAGTCGAATGTCGAACTATCGCATTGAACAGCTCGAAAAAAAGGTTGACAAGCATAACAACCTCATCGAGCGTACATATGCGATTGAACAGCACAATGCGGTTGTGGACGAAGAAATTAAGGTCGCAAATCACAGAATTGAAGACCTTGAAAAAATCAGCGAAAGGAAAGATTGAAAATGAAAAAGATTTTTACTAAAGAATGGGCAAAAGCAACAGCCGTCAGAGCTATTAAAACGGTCGCACAGACAGCTATTGCAACAATCGGTGTATCTGCCGTGATGACAGATGTAAACTGGGTTGCAGTAGGCTCGGCAAGCCTTTTGGCAGGCGTGTTGTCGGTACTGACAAGCATTGCCGGTCTGCCCGAAGTTTCGGAAAACTAACTAAAATAAAAGGATAGCCCAGTTGAAAATTAAATTTCTTCTGGACTATCTATGTTTTTTAGATTATTGTTACGAAATTACTGGTGTGCCGGTTATATATGGTGGAAGTCCATCTGGGTAAAGTTTAATGAGATTTTTGTAATTTCTTTTATAGTTTTCATTATTTTTGATTGATTTCTGCCATTTGCGTACTGCATTAAGAATATTATTGCAAAAACGCTTAACATCAATATTTAAGGCACCATCTATAACATTGTTATGCATAGTTATGCCTTGACAAGTTGGTGCTAAAAATATAATTCGTGAATATGAAGATTTTTCATGTGTGGTTAGTGCTTGATGCACATATGAACAACGAAAATAGTAACAATCCTTGCCGGAAATAGATAGATTGCCCGGTTCTTTTGCATAAGTATCATACCAATCAATATATTTATCCCCAGTTGCTTTTCCGTTATCTGATTGCAGTGCTCCACAAATATCGGGCAATGTTAGAGAAGCTTGCAATGCTAAATAGTATAGTTTAGCGTCTAATGCCCGTTCAATTTCTTTTAAAATCAACTCCATATGATTCACCTCCCTTCTATTATGAATTATACCATGTTATTTATAAAAAATGTAGTAAAAGTAGGGAGTGCATAAAATAAAAACGAAAGTGAGGAATAATTATGACAAATGCAAATTTTATTAAACTTGCAGTATCAGAGGTAAACAAGTATGTGTTAAATCACTTAGATAAGTCAGATGATACACCTGATTTTGACACTTTTGTAGTGTGGTCATGTAAGACTTTGCAAAACCATAAATGCCTTATCAGCACAACATTACACGACGGGATGTACTACGAATGCACATACAATGGTGATAAAAACGAAATGTATCTTGACGCATACAAAAAGTTTGAAAACAAAAAAATTATTTGCGAAAGTGAGGAATAATAATTATGTCAACAAAAAGAATCTATCTCAGTCCGTCAAATCAGAACAGAAACACCTATGCAACGGGCGGTACAAATGAAATGGCTCAGTGCGACAAAATCGCCGCCGCAACAGCCAAAGCACTCAGGCGTTGCGGTTTTGAGGTTATGGTCGCAAAGTCGGGAACGCTTATGCAGACACGCTGTCCCGAATCGGACAAGTTCGGTGCAGACATTCATATGCCGATTCACACCAACGCTTTTAACGGCAAATACACAGGCGGTACAAGAGTTTTCTGCCTGAACTCAAACGGCAGAAAGGCTGCCGAATCGGTGAAAAACGCCCTCGGAGCAATCTCGCCCGGCAAGGATGATTCAGTCAGCTACAAAACCGACCTCTACGAAATAAATGTGCCGAAGGCATTGACCGTGTATGTTGAGTGTGAATTTCATGACACCGTGACAGGCTCGAACTGGATTAGGAACAACACAAACGCTATCGCTGAGGCAATCTGCAAGGGTATGTGTAACTACTTCGGCTATAAATATAAGTCGGCAAGCTCATCAGGCACAACAAAGCCTGCACAGACTGCAAAGCCGACAACATCAAAGCCGAGCACATCAAAAGCGTTTAAGCCGTACATTGTCAGGATCACCGCAAATGACGGTGTGAACATCCGCAAAGGTGCAGGCACGAACTATCCCGTGTGCGGCTCAATCGCCAAGGGCGGAGCATACACGATTGTTGCCGAAAAAACAGGCACAGGCGCAAAGCTGTGGGGTAAACTCAAAAGCGGTGCCGGCTGGATTGCACTTGATTACACTGCGAAAATCAAATAAATACATAACAAAATCAAATACACATAATTGCAAAAATATTCCCCTCACACTGTCATTAAAGATAGGTGAGGGGAAATTAACAAATTTGTTAATAAATATTAAATTCGGTGTTGACAAATAATTTTTATATGTTAAAATAATGTTATTGAAAGAAAGGAGAATGAATATGTTGACAGCTTTAGGTAAAGAGTTGCGGATTTTAAGAATCAGCAGAGGTGAGTTATTAAAGGACATGGCTTGTAAGTTATCTATAACACCTGCGTATCTTTCTTCAATTGAAAATGGTAAAAGAGTTCCGTCAAAAGATATGGTTGATAAAATTATAGAACTTTATCGGTTGGATACTGATGATTCTGAAAGCCTCGTAAAAGCTTTTTACGAAACTGTAGATGAAGTGCAGTTCAGTCTTAAAGGAAAATCTGAATTGAATAAAAATCTTGGGATAGTTTTCGCAAGAAAATTTGATGAATTATCAGAAAAACAAGTTAGCAGTATTATCAAAATTCTTAATGAAGAGGAGTAAGATATAATTTGAATTATCAAAATTTAAAACCCATTGCAGAGCCGAAAAGTCGAAAAGAAATAATAAATATCGTAAATCGGATAAAAGATAGCTTTGAGATGAAAAGTATGTTTTTTCCGGTATGTAAGTTTTTAGAAATACTTCCGGTTGTTGATAAAACTTTAGACCTTGAATATGTGGAAAACAAAGAGTTGCCTCCAAATACATATGCTTATTATGACCCTGTAAATAACTTGATGATGATTGATGAAGAAGTGTATTTAAGGGCGTGTAATGGTGTAGCAAGGGATCGTTTCACCATTGCTCATGAAATAGGACATTATTTCTTAGTTGATAAGGTAATGTATACAAGAAAGTCAGACGAAAAGATTCCTGCATACTGTGACCCCGAATGGCAGGCTAATGCATTTGCCTCAGAATTGCTTATGCCTTCTCGAAAAATTTTGCATATGCCTGTCAGCAGTATTGTGAGAGAATGTAAAGTTTCCTATCAAGCGGCTGAAATCGCCCTCAAAAATGCAAAAAAGTCAAGTTATTTGCATTAACTCGACTTTTAAGCTTGCAACCGATTCCTCAGTATGAAGACAGTTACAATGATATTTTCTTTTCACCCTCATTGTATCATACAGGGAATCGTTTTGCAAGATATATTTTAAAATTCTTGCGAAAGGAGTGGATTGTATGTACAAATACAGCCCCTACATTACCTTAAAAAACGGTAAGCGTATCTACGCCCGTAATTATGGTAAAAAGGCTTTCCGCTTTTGGGTAAATGAGCCCGAAGATAAGATTAAGAAAACTCAGAGAAATTAGTATTTTAGATAGTAAGTTTACTGTCACTTGCTATGTTTCTTTGATTCGCTCCCCTCATCTGCCATAAAAAGCGAGTGAGGGGGGTTTTGTCATTTTCGGATATTTTTAAGCTCTTTCAGTATAAGCCGTTCAAAGTAAGGCTTAGGGTAGTTTGGATTGTTGTCGCTTTCCCAATTTTCCCAAGTACGGTAAGGTACTTCCATAATTTTTGCAACGTCTGCTCTGCTAAGACCTGTTGCAATTCTTGCTTTTTTGATTTTATTCATTGTGATTTCTCCTGAACATTACAAATTCGTGAATAGTTTGTGCAAGTACAATAACTGCATTTACGCCCAAGGCTATGCGAGCAACAACAAAAAATTTACTTGCAACGCATATGATAAATAAACAAATAAGGCTGAATAGCCAAAAATTATTTTTCTTCATATTGCATTATTCCTTTCATATTGATATAATAATATTATCCCCATAAGGGGGAGGGGCTTTAAGCCCCTCTTGATGTTACCACCATCTAATGGCTGTTATCAGAGCAGATAGGGCAAGTATCGCTTTGATTATCAACTCAACCATTTTGATGGTGGATTTTTTTATCGGCTTTTTTATTTCATCACCCCCTTTCATTGTTTATATTATACACCTAATAGGTGTATTTGTCAAGTGCTTTTGCAGAAAAATTA